TCGCTTCACTTCCTTGCGTAGAAGGTTTGCCACTCTTAGTTCTCCACTCTTGCTTGGTCCACGCCTTTAGACTTCTCTGCGGCTTTTTCAAGTTCGACATACCGTTGCCTTTGCCTTATTTGTCTAAAGTCTTCTGACGCCTGCAAGATCCAGTTAAACACGTTCCCCTCGGAGGGGTCGTATACCGGAAACTTAATCCCGGTATCCACCGCCAGCCTTCTTGTACTGCTGAGCCAGCATCTGGGCTTTACGGGCACTCCACTGTCCAGGAGCGCCGCCCTTTCCGCCAGCTTTAATGCGCTCAAACAAACTCTTGCGCATGCCGGGCTTGGTGTAATTCCCCGCCTCATTGACGCGAGAAACCTTGCCGCCCTCGGCGTACATAGAAAACTTATCCCCGTCTTTACGAGTTTCTGTTTTAGGTTTCGGCATCTTTGAGGGGTTTATCGCCCCCATGCCCCGGCTCGCCATCATGTCAGCAGGCCTTCCCGCCACGCTTCATTTTGACTTCTGTAACCCGTGTCTTACCTTTTTTAACGATGGGGCCATCAGCGGCTTTGCGGTATACATGACCACCAGCAGCATAAGCTTTGCCACCCTTCTTCATGCCAGCTTCAGCCATCTCATGCTTAACCATGGCTTTAGGAGCACCTTTCTTTTTCATGAAAGACACTTCTTTCTTCATCATTGCTTTGGACTCTTTCATCTCGCCACCTTCTCTCATTTTGGGTTTAGAAAGCCCAGCTTCACTCAAGCCAATCGCCATCGCTTGCTTGGGGTTAGTTACTTTTTGCCCTGACGAGGACTTCAATTTCCCCGCCTTGAACTCACGCATTACTTTGCCCACCTTGGCTTGCTTAGGCATAGGTTTGCCACCCATATCGGCAGATTTGCCACCCATACTGCCTGCGCCAAAACTAATCTTCTTCATACCATCCGCCCCCGCGTCTTACCACGCTGAGCAATACCGTCGGCGCGTTTAGAGGCTGATCCCATACTGGGCTTTGCTGTCTTAACAGCACCCATCTTGGATGCGCCAACTTTGCCACCCTTCTTCATCATCTGAGTAGCGGGGATTCGGCTGTCCATTTCTCCACTGCGAGTAAGGCGAACACGCTCGGCAGCACCTGCGTCTGTACGGGGGAGGCCACTACCTTTGTCCCCTCCTCTAATTTTGCTAATTAGGCGTCGAAATACATTCATAGTTACACCATCTTTCCGCGAGTTTTACCGCGCTTAGCGCAGCCATCAGCTACCTTGCGATAACCAGCCTGACCACCAGAAGCAAACTTTTTGGTGAAACGAATGCCGGGAACGCGTTTGCCTGTGTCCGGATTCCGAATAAGATCCGGCTCAACGCGACCGCCAGCAATCTCGATGCCCGGTCTCGGTATTTGTGGTTTGTCGTTAAACATCATTTATCCTTTTGAAATAAGCCGGTCAATTTTTTCTTCAAGCCGGTTAAAGCGTTGATCAATGTGTTCAGTAATTCTTTCAACTTCTGCTTTAGTGACGTTATCACGGGCCACCTCCACTCTTGTTTGATTAAGCAACGTCTCAACGTCGCCAAGTTTCTTGAACTTTTCGTGCGCCATATAAGCCACCAGCCCAAGGACTAAACTTAATCCACCGTTCCATAAAAGAATAGTGCTATCCATTTAACACTTCCATGCTCTTAAGGATTTGTTAATACGAGAATTTGGATCATTGGCTGTTTTAGCTGACGTAAGTTTTTTCTTCATTCCAGTCATACGAGCACAGAACGATTTCTTACGAGCGCCCCCTTCAGGCTGCGGAGCCTTAAGCCCCGGTTTACCTGGGTTAGCAGCGTTATAAGAAGCACGACCCTTGGCGTTCAAACCGCCCTTGGGGTTCTTACCTTCTTTACGTTGCCACGCGGGGGTCTTAGCCATAGAACACCACTGCGGTCGTGTTAGCTGAGTTGGTAACATAAACGTCGGTGTCAAAAAGAATCCCTTCGCCAGGAATTATCACGTTTACGCAACCAGAATCAGCCGGAGCAGTGAAAGAAAACCGTGTGACTCCACTAGCTCCGCCATCTTTAATGACTACCGTACCAGCCCCAGCATAAGAAATTAGCAGTCCTTTTAAACGAGTACGACTATCGTATACGGTCGTACTAGTATTAGCCGCTGCTGAACCGGCTTTTACATCATATTGCATCGCCATTTGGGTTCTCCGTCTCTGCGTCTAACCGATTAATTAGCATCTGATAAGCGGCGATGGTGGCTTGAGCTTGAATCTGAAAGACTTGTGCCTTGTTCAGTTCTTGCTCAAGCTCCTTAATCTCAGCTTCCAGAAATTCCTTGGTTATCTGCATTAGGCAATGCTGGTGCCAACGGTGATGTAGTGGGGTACACCGCCAACCAGAATCTTGATGCCTTTGGCAGTACCACCAACAGTACCGGTTGCAACGATGGTAGCGGCGGGGCCACTCTCAATGTTCAACAGGTTCTGAACTTCACCAGTCTGCGAGCCGCTGTCCGTAACACGGATAAACGAAGAAGCTGCGCCAAGCGTTACGTTGGAGCTGTAGTCAGTATCCAACTGGAGAACAGCCAATGTGCCACCAGGAGTCGTTGCCGAACCACCCAGAGTTGCACGGATTGCGTTAGCAGCGCCAGAAATTGTGCCAGTCGTATTGATTGACGTGGAGATGTGTGCGCCGTTGATTGTGCCGCCAGTAGCTGCACCTGCACCGGTCACAACGGAGAAAGCACGGAGAGTCTCGCCCGAACCAGTCGAGGTAAAGGACAGACGCTGATAAGAAAGACGAGTATCGCCAGTAGTGGCAGAAGTAGTACCGTAAGAGCTAGAGATATTACCTGCGGAAGTTACTGCGATGGGGTCGGTAGAAGTACCGCCAATGAAGCCATTTTGCGACGCGACTGGGCCGCTGAACGTGGTCTGAGCCATGTTAAACCTTTCGTGTAGTAGCACATCCCCATATCGTCTCTACTACGTCTGCTAGGTCAGTCGATATGAGTAAAAAATCCTAGTCGTAACCACAGAATACAACAAAAGGGGGGCTTTGCAACCCCCCTCCGTACAACAATTAGGCAGCGCCCGGTGAACCGAACACGCCAAGCGGATCCGACCAGCCGAAGCTATAACGCTCACGAGCCTTGTAACGTACGTTACCGGTGTCAAAGTCACCGTCCATGGACTGAGCCAGGGGCGTACGAACAAAGTGCTTGAGACCGTTAGGAACGTCGGTCGTCAGGAACCATGCGTCTGTATCCGTCAAGAAGTGGTTAACGGCATATCCCTCGGGGATAGAACCGTTGTTCTTCAGTGCGTTGATGTCGTTATCGGCAGTGCCAACACGCAGCTCGGTCTCGAGGATTCGAGTTGCAACGAACATCAGTGACGGGGGAACAATCAGCTTCTTGGGCTTAGCAGCGATGAGCAGACCACGCTCGTCCGTCCAGCCAGCGATCTGAATAACGGCGGCTTCCAAGGAAGTCTCGTTCAGGTCGGCAGGTGTGGAAGGCTCGTTGCTGTTAACACCACCAGAAACTAGAGGATGCAGAGTCGAGAAGAGCTCAACACCGTCACCACCGGGGTAGGACGACGAGAAGCCGTTATTCAGGACGGCAGCAGCTTTAGTCTGCTTGGTGTAAGCCATAGCACGAGCCAGAGCCTTGGTATAACGAGCCGAAAGGCTGTCATACAGGTTGTCCTCGATTGCCTCTTCCGTGAGGGAGAAGCCCAGGACGATGGTCTCGTGGTTATAGCGAGCAGTCCATGCCTCTTGTGCATTGTCATAAGCCATGGCAGCGCCTTCGGCCTTGACTGGTGCAGCAGAGAAGCCAGACAGTTTGGTCTCTTCTTCGAAGGAACGCTCGGAGCTCTCGGTCTCGAAAATCTCCTTGTGCTCTTCGCCGTAGCGTGCGTACTCCATACCGAACAACGCGTTCAGGCCTGGGAGCAGCTCTTTCAGTAGTTGTGCGCGTGAAATAGCCATTTAAATTACTCCTTAAGCGCCAGTGGCGTTGTAATACGAGTGGAAGCCAAAGTTAAACTTGACAATCAACTCAGGGAACACAAGATTACCGCTCGAAATGTAGGAGGTGTCAGGCACCAGATCTACAATGCGAAAGCCGTACGTTTGGGTCGGATTGCCCGAATCCCAGTACACGCCAACGCGGGAATCACCGGAAGTGGTATCACCAGTGTTCAGAACGAGCTGGACGTTGTTGCCCAGAACGGTCTGCTGGAGAGGAGTAACGTCCAGACCAGTTGTGTCAGCAGAAGAACCAACCGAAACAACCTTGAACAGGGTGTCAGGATCGTCAACTACGATAGCAACTGCGTCTGTCACGCCGGAAGTAAATCCGGGCCAGTACTGCTGGAACACCTTTTGCTTCGTGGAGGGGTTGGTGTAAGAACAGCCAACAAAAACTCCAACAATGCCAGGAACAGCGGAAGTGTCGGTATCCAACGTACCCTTAATGATCGTGCCGCTTGAGCCAATCA